AGCTTTAATGCATGACGACGAGATTGAACTTGACCAAGTAGTTACATCGATTTCATTAATGGAGAACGCTACACAGGCTTTCGCATCCGGCACGCTTGGTTGGTACTACAGCCTTCAACCTGCATTGAGGAAAATAGTGAGCAGAGCGGACATGTGGTCAAAAACTACTGTCGAAGACTGGGCAAAGAGTGCAAAACATGCATCCCGCTTCATGAAGGCAATGCAGAATTGTATCGAAGCCGATCTGCGGCAAGTTTTTGAAATAGACGTACTTGCGAATCGAGGCGTTGGCTCGATCGATTGGGAAGCGGAGAAAGACCACAGGGTCAAACCAGATGTAGTCGATATACCATACACTGAAGTTTACCAGGAAGCGGTCAAAATATTTAGGCGTGCCGCGAACGAGGGCAGGCGGCCACCTTCCATGTCGTGGGAGAAATACTGGAAGTCGAGATGGCAATTTACACCAACGGGATCAGTCCATTCACAACATGATGACGATGCGCAGTGGATATTCAAAGATCGAACATTAAGGAACAAGTTCATGACGTTGATAAGGATGCCAAACGATACGCCGATTGACTTCTTTTTGGACAAATTTCCTGAGACGCATGCTTGGTCATCCATCAAATGGGAGTGGGCGAAGCTGAGAGCCATATACGGGGTAGATCTTGCAACATTTGTATTGACTAACTTCGGAATGTACATGTGTGAAGAAGTACTTCCCGGCGACTTCCCAGTAGGCTCAAAATCGAATGACAATTATGTTAAATCAGCGGTAGAAGGCGTTCTAGATGGTAATAGCCCGTACGCTTTCGATTTTGCTGATTTCAATGCTCAACACCCTACACATGCGATGAAAGCAGTCATCCATGCTTTTAGGGATGCTTATGGTCAATTTCTGACCGATGAGCAAGTTAAGGCAATTGATTGGATATTTGCGGCTCACGACAACGTGTACGTGCATGACAATATGGGGCTACATGAAGTATACAAATCCATGGGGACTTTGTTGAGCGGGCACAGGCTAACAAC